GAGTCGCTCTTTGCTACCACGTGTTGGTATTGGGGTGAGTATTTAGCCATATTTAACGCTAAGAACATTAAACACATCATAAGGAAAATGGAATATAACACGGAAGACGCTTTAGAAGAAACGGTCAGGGCAGATGCTTTATACTCCGCAATATTAGGCAGGGCTATACCTAAACCGGTTTTTAGACATCAGTCTACCTACATATTGGGTGGCATAAGGTCGCAATTTACGCGAGTAATGAAGATAGGTCAGATTAACATAAACAATATGGAAGAGTATGGCTACATTGCTGTTAATAATGGTGTACGTTCCGGAACGATCGTTTATCCTGGTTGTTGTGCTTTGATTATTGGGCAGGCAGGTTCACTCATCCTTGGTACACCATACGCCAGTATATTTCAAATAAACCCTACTGTAGTCAAAGAAACTAGAACAAGAGACTACCGTGGCTATAACTATCATGATCTATGGGCTTACGGTGTTGTCCAAAGATGGCAAGGTTATGATGTAGTTTATAAACACCCAAAGTCAGGTGGTGTTCATACTATGTATGCTCCAAACGACGTTAGTATAGCTATGCCTCCTGTCAACCCCACAACAGTGGATCGTATTGAAAGTTACACAATACAGAGGAATAGGCCGAGACAACATGTTTTCGGGTCTGAAATCACCGATTTTATGAAATATAAAATGACTTTTACGTGGCACCGCATAAATTGCGTCCCGTTGGAAGAGCCAGATTATCACTCCATAGGTGTGCAAGGTGAAGAGGCATCTTTTATGGTAGCGAGTAAGTTTTTAAGCGATATGCTTGATAAAGAACAGTATTCTGCTGCTGTATTAATGAACTATGATATTGACACTCAGGATTTTTACGAGGGCGAACCGACGGTAGCCGTGCCGGTCCCAGACGTACAAAACTCGTTAAAATTAGCGGAACAAGACTTAGGACCGGAACCACAACCAGACGAAGATCCTGGGCCGGTAGTCTAAAACATCTCACTACTATATTCTCTTATATACAGCTTAATAATGACTGTCTGGTACAGTCTACTTTTGACCTGGCTACGTTGTTTTTATTTGATATAATGTATGGGGTTAATATAAATGGTAATTATATGTACCGTATTGGTGATACCTCTGTTCGGACGTACGCAGTCTACTTGCCAGCTCTTAATTTAACTGCACTGTACATAACTAAGGACAATCACCTACCCTCAATGGGTAACTACTCACTCATTAGAATTTCACAGATACAATACGGCCCTGAGCTGGCTCCTTACGGTCCCATAACAAATAAAGAACTGCTTAATCATTTATTCTATATTACTGAGGCTTCTATGCGCAGGGTTACTGAATTTTCAAATATCCATTTAATCAAACGTTTTCACCAAGGTACGCTTGAACCACCGATCACTAAAATTAGTGGGCAACACATTAGGCACCTTACCTTCAACGAGTTACGTAGCTTCGAGTGGGATGAACTATGCTCACAAGTGGGCCCAACTATGCAATTGATAGAACGTCTTGCCCTTTCTGGTGCGCATGAATCTTTCTTGGTCGGATTGATAGTATGGGCTATGTGTTTGCCTGAAGATCAAAAAAAGTGGTGGAACGTATCCGGGTTTCTTGATTGGAAATTTGATGGGTACGAGGGTTTTATGCACTCTATAAAAAATAAGTTTACTTTAAAGCTCAAAGCGTTACAAAATTTATTACCACTCGATCTAACACCCTTCTTTGAATTAGAGGTTTTAGTGAACAGGGGGGTTGGTACCGTTGATTGGGCGCAGGAACGCCGTAACCGTATCGAACTTAATGTAGTCAACATAGATTCTAATACAATATTTAATCACGCAGCACGACTTTTTAAAAACTTAATTCGGTTGAAAGGCAGGCCTAAGAGGTATAGCTGGGACAATTTTTGGGCTACGCGCTGGCAGTGGAGTCCGACAGGAGCATACAATAGCCAATATCCTGAGGATGAAAAGTTCAGACATAAAGAACATACTATGAGGCATAAGTTTTATGGTTTTAACGCCATGCCAGATTATGATTTTACTCATTTCTTTAATAGAAAACCAGAAATGTGTGCAAGGTCTTCAGAAAAATACGAATGGGGAAAGAACAGAGCTATATATGGTGTAGATAACACCAACTTCATCATGTCTAGCTTTGGTTTAGCTGGGTGTGAGGAATTATTAGCTGGCCTATTTCCGATCGGAGTAGAAGCAGAGGCGAAGAAAGTCTCTCGGACTGTTGAGCAGGTGTTGAGAGATGGAGTGCCTTATTGTTTCGACTTCCAAGATTTTAATTCGCAGCACAGCCTTTCTAGTATGCAGGCAGTACTAGATGCTTATTTATATACATATAAAACATACCTGGAGTTGGATCAGCTACGCGCTATATATTGGGTAAGACAATCTTTAGAAAACAAGTACATCACCGGGGGTGATGGCATTCGTTATAAAGCAGAAGGTACTTTGTTATCGGGCTGGCGCTTAACAACCTTCATGAATACTATACTCAATTACATCTACACTCAAGTAATCACGGAGAAAACACCTATCACGACTACCCACAATGGAGATGATATCTTAGGCGCTGTTACTAGCTTAAGGCAGGTACAACAGCTTGAATATAATGCAGTGAGTAAGAATGTGCGCTTCCAAAACACTAAGTGTTTTCTCGGTGCGATCGCAGAATTTCTAAGAGTAGACCACCGTACTGGTACAGGTGCACACTACTTAGCACGATCAATTGCAACGTTTGTACACGGGCCTACGGAGACTGTAGTCCCGAATGATCCGGTCTCTATGTTACGTTCTATGT